TGGGAATTATATTCAATGGTACTGTTAGTACATTGAGTGTGTTAGCTGATTCTGATGTAGATTTATCGTATCGTATTACAGCAGGCACTCTTCCTACTAATTTAGAATTACTGTCAAATGGTGAGATTATAGGTAGAGTATCAAATCAGCCAGCTAGTGAATTCTTAGTTCAAGGTGACTCAACTGTATTTACGTTTACTGTTCAGGCATATTCGCCTGCTTATTCAATCGTTCAATCAAGTAAGACATTTGTGATGACTGTTTTACAAGAATACCAACAGCCAACTGATATTCTATACATTAAAGCAGCCCCTAGTATCTCAGATAGAAATCTAATCAATTCATTATTGACTAATGAAACTATCATACCCAATGATGATATTTATAGAGTAGATGACATCTATTTTGGTAAAGCATCATCAGTCATATATGAGCACGCATATGGAATATACGCAAGTGATATAACTTCTTACCTAGCAGCAGTTACTAAAAATCACTATTGGAGAAATATCATATTAGGTGAATTGAAGACTGCAATTGCTAAAAACGAAGCCGGAGATGTTATATATGAAGTAGTTTATAGTGAAGTAATAGACAATTTAGTAAATCCGGTCGGTATCAGTATTAATAGTCGTATATATTGGGATAATGTAATCGATCTAGGATTGGGACCGTGGTATACTAGCATTACTGATATATACACCAGCTATGATTTTGAAGTAAATGGATTACCTACATACTATACCAGTCTGACCCCGGGATATGCCAGAGTTTTATATCCAAATAGCTTATATAACATGAGAAATCGTGTATCTGAGGTAATTGGACAAGAGTATGATAGTAGATTATTACCACAGTGGATGACTAGTCAGCAACCAAACGGGAGTACACTGGGTTATACTCAGGCCTGGGTTATTTGTTATACTAAACCGGGTCGAGCAGATAAGATTAAATCAAACATAGAAACTATGTGGCCTAATACATTGAATCAAATCAATGTTGGAATTGATAGGTTTACTGTAGATAAGAGCGCAACATTCGATTATGATAAACTTATGAGTCCACCCGCATGGACAAATTTACCAAGCTCAGTGCCTACTCCTGACCCATTAGACAGTAAAGACTTTTACGTATTATTTCCTAGAAAAACAATTTTACCCGATGAAACACAATACTAAATAGATATATGAGTACAATAAACACATCAGGCGTCAACGTAAATTATCCAGTCCCGGGCATTAATAATAACAGCCAGGGCTTCCGCGACAATTTCGCCTCTATCAAAACAAACTTAAATGCTGCTGGGACTGAAATAACAGACTTGCAAAATAAGGTCATAATTAAGTCTGCGTTAGCT